TTCACGAACGAGGGAGCCCGCCCCGCCCCGGGGGCGCCGCCCCGGCCCGGCCCCCCGCGCGCCCGCGCGCGCCGAGGGGGGGGCGGGGGTGCCCCCCGCGCCCCCCGCGCGCTACGCGCGCCGTCCCCCCCGATAGATTTCACTTTTCCGTTTTCTAGAGCCCTCGTATTTCCCGGCGTCCCCCCCGACAGACTTTGCTTTCCCGTCTCTGGCGCCCCCACATTTCTCGGTGTCCCCCCCCTATAGACTCCACCCTCCCCCTTCCCGGCGCTCCCGTATTCCTCGGCGCCCTTCCGGCAGACTTCACCCCCCCGCTTTCTGGCCCGGGACAGATTCGCCCCTCCGCCCCACGGAGCCCCCAATATTCCTGCTGGCCTCCGCTTTCTGGCCCCCAACGGGTTTCACTTTCCTGTTTTCCGGAGTCCTCGTATTCCCCGATATTCACCGGGATGGATTTCTCTCCACCGCTTTCCGCCGTTGAAGGACTATGCGCCCTTAGGTGGTCAGCTGTCTTCGGCCAAGAAGCTCGCCAGTTGGTGGGCTAGATAGGCGTAGAGTTTGGCCCGAGGCCAACCCTTGGACTCGTACCATTCCTCTTCGGGGTGTTGGTGTCTCTCTCGGTGGCATTCACGGCATAGGGGGACGCAGAAGTAGGCGGAGACGCCTTTGTGGGACCTTGGGCCTAGGTCCTTGAGCTTGCTTGACCAGGCCATGATGTGGTCGGCTTCGCTCGGTTCAGCTAGGCTCGAGGGCTTTCCACAGGCTAGGCAGGGCTGCTCTTTGACGAAGAGGTAGTACTTTCGGAGGGTCTGGTCCATGGTGGTTACCAATAGGCGATTTCGTGGTGGCGCCAGCGGGCGCGGTAGCGACGCTTCTTGGTGGGCTTGGGGAGCTTCGGGTCGTCTCCTCTCTGGGCTATGGGTTTCTTCCTCTTGGGCTTAGCCATGGTCAAGGGCCTTGTGGGCGGCGAGGATTAGCCTGGGGAGGATGAGGAGGGCAACGCCGATGTATCTGAGTAAGAGGTCGGTGTCGTAGATGTCGGGGAGACCTATGGACGAGCGCCAACTGAAGACGCCGATGAGCCAGAAAACGCCTCCTATGGCTTCGATCTCTTCTTGCCAACGTGGCCTCCGCCCAAAGAAGCGGCCTAGGGCGGCCAGGATGATGGAGTAGACGCCATAGGCGGTGATGACCGAGGTGGCCAGTTCGGTGATAAAGCTAAGCAGGGCCGCTTCCATCGCCTTTACCCCCCTTCTTAAGTAGCTCTTTGACGCCGAGGAGGGCGCCCCAAGAGGAACCGATGAGCAGGGCCCAGCCCTGTGGAATGTCCTCCCCGGTGAGCAGGGAGCGGATGAAGAGGCCGAGGACCACGATAATCGTGGTAGCCAACAGGGATAGTTCTATGATGGCGTCCCGGTCCCTCATAGAGCGCCTCCCTCCTTAGACATTTTACGGCTTGATAGGTATGGGGATATAGCAATGAGGGCATTCCACCACCTCCCAGCCGTGATGCCAACGGAGCTCTTCCTCGGGATCGAGGCTGTCCGGTTCGCTGAGCTCGTAGTAGTCCACCTGGTAGCCCCCGTCGGCGGGAAAGGCGTCGGCGGTCAGGTAGTAGGTCCTACCGCACATGGGGCAGCGCACCGGGTGGTCTACCAAGGTGACCATCCGCCCCCTACCACTTACCGGCCCAGTTGAGGAAGGCCACGGCCACGTCAACGAGGCCGCCGATGAGGTTGTCCCAGTCCTTCTCGGACATACCACGGGAAGCGAGGGGATTCGGTACACGCTCCTGGAGCAACCTCTTGGCGAGGGCCTTCTTCACCTCTCCAGATTCGGCGTGGCGCATCTGCTCCACGGCCCGCACCACGTCCACGACCACCGGCCAGACACGGAACACGATGGGCAAGAGCTTTAGGACTAGCGTCATCTCAACACCCCCTAGCGCCCATTATACACTTGGTCCTCGCAGCCACACCCTGGCTGGGTCGTCCATGTTGACCACCCACAGCTTCGTCCCGGTGTCCGGTACCAGGCGCGCCGAGGGAAAGGCGTAACGGCGCTTATAATCCGTGTGCTTTTCCAGGAAAGCCACCGGGTCAAGGTATCTGCCCGTGATGGCGTCCCTGGTGCGTGGCCAGTGGTCGGCCGGGAGCCTGGACACCCTGACCTCAAAGTGCAGGTGGGCCAAGAACGGCTTGGTGGGGTCGCCTTTGCCGATGGTGCCGATGGGCTCGCCCGGGTAGACGTAATCGCCCTCCTTGACCAGGACGTCCCGCAGGTGGGCGTACTGGAAGGCGAGGTACGGGTACCCCAGGGCGTGGGCTATCCAATCGGGGCTTTCCACCAGGACGATGTTGCCCCATACCCGGTGCCTCCCGGCGTGCGTGACCTTACCGGGGGCCACGGCCACCACGGGGTACCTCAAGTCGCCGTCTCCGGAGGTGCCCGTCAGGTTGACGTCTATGCCCGGGTGCTCGTCCGGCGGCAAGCCCATCTTCTTCCTGGCCGCCGGGTAGTCCGGGTCTAGGAAACCGGCGTCTACCCGGTTAGCCTCTCTGTTCGGTGGTAGTGGCCAGACTACGCGCATCCTCACCCCCTTCACGGACCCCAGGTGATCTGCCAATAGGCGATGAGCAGCTTGTGCAGGTCGTCCTTGGTGAACTCCTGGCCGTTGTCAAAGACCAGGTTGGCGGCCGGGGAGCCGTATGAGGAGGCAATGGAGGATAGGTTTGCGCTTAGAATGACGGACTTTACAGTCGCCCGGTGATCGGCCGCCCCCAGCATAGCGGATGCCCGCCTGCTTCTACCCGACGGTGGTTCGTACGTGAGCCACGCGCCAGTGGAAGTGTCCCCAATGTGTTCAACGCTATGTATGTACGTAAGGGGGGCGGCTTGAGTTGATACCACGGCCATCCCCAAACCGAAGTCGGTATTGTAGCCCAGGCCCCGGGCAAGCGTGTCCGCCACAAGGAGGTCTCCCCTGCGCTGGCGAACGTCTGCGCCAGAAGCTAAATAAATCCCATAGTAGTATTTGGCATAAGGGTTAATGCCATGTCTGGTGCTAAACATCCCCGTTAGCGTGAACTTCGCCGTCCTAATCCCGGGCCCGTCGCCTCCGATGTTCACGGACACGGCCTGCGGCGTCGTGGGCGACAGGGCGACCTTGTATCGGTAGGTCATCCTCAGCTGCTGGTCCGGGGCCAGTGTGAGCACGATGGGGTTGCCAAGGCCGTCCCTAAAGAGCTCGCGCGTCATGAGGGGGCCGTTGTAGGTGTTCACCGGTGAGAATCCCCACTCCGTCAGGTTGAGGCCACCTACCTCGCTCTCGGTGAACTCCACGGAGCGGAGGATGTTGTACTCCCCGTGGGTCGCCAGGGGCTCTATGTCGTTTTTTGCCCCGGGTGGTAAGCGGTTGGTCCTCCTGGGAACGCCAGCCGACCCTATTTCGTTGGCCAGCTGGGTCTGGGTGGGGGCCGGGGCCGTGGAGCCGGTACCCACGGCGGCGTACACGGAAGAGCCGGTGAACCCATACTGAGGTACGAGCGAGTCGTAAAACTGGTCCAGAATCATGTTGTGCTGCTCGCCCTCCCTCTCGGGAACCCACACCTTGGCCCTTCCTTCACCTCCCGGGCCAAAGGACAGCTTCTCCCGGTACCGCCCCACTTGCCAATGGAGCCACTGGGGGCGTATCCTAGCGCCGATCTCCAGGGGCGGGGGAAGTAGGGGTCGCACCACTATCCGGGGAACCACGATTCGCTTCTCCATATGTCACCTCACACGTAGTAGTTCCACTGCGTGGGGGCGCTGACCGAAGCCGAAGCGGCCACGTCCTCACCCCCATTGTAGACCACCACCACCAGCGGGTAGTTCCAGGCCGTGGGGGCGCCCACCGAGACCGAAGCGGCCACCTCGGTTCCGAGGTCCTTGACGATGACTACGGGGACGTAGTTCCAGTCTGTCGGCGCCGTCACGGAGGCCGAACCTCCCACTTCACTCCCGAGGTCTCTGATGACCACTACGGGGATGTAGTCCCACGCCACAGGGGCGCCGACCGAGGCCGAACCCGCCGCTTCGCTTCCGAGGTCCTTGGTGACCACCACGGAGATGTAATCCCAATCCACGGGGGCGTTGACCACCGGGCTGGCGGCCGGGCTGGGGGCGGCCTCTGATAGGTAGACCGGGTAGGGGTCGGTCTTCACGGCGAATCCGGTGTTGTCCGGCGAATCCACGTAGCTTCCGACGGCCTGCCCATAGTACGGAAAGGCGTTGACTTGGTCCAGGACAACGGGGCGTAGGAAGCTGGCGACCTCGTGGGGGGTGCCGTACAGCTCCCTCTGCACCCTCATGATCAGTTTGGTCCTGTCCGTGGAGAGGTGTAGAAGGAGCGCGTCCGAATCCGGCGGCCAGAACCCGATGGTGGCGTCCTGGATGATGACCGGGTCAACGCCGGGGAAAGGGCCGCGGGTGATGTATTGACGGGTTACCGGGTCCCACTGGTAGACGTAGACCTGTTCGTTGAGCTCGTAGGTCAAGACCAGCCTGGCGGCCTGGTCAAAGCAGGCGCCGATGTGGCGTATCCGGTCACCGGGGTGTGGGGGTTGCGGGTAAAGCGTTTCATTCACCGGCGCCCACGCCGTCCCCGTGGACACGTATACCCGAAGCCGCCCTGTTTCGTCAAGAAACACCAGGTAGTCCTTGGAGTAGAGCTCGGCGTAGGTGCCGCTCCCGGGCTCGCCGATGGCTATCGGGCCCTTGGTGAGCCGAAGCTCAAACTCCCGGTTGGGGAACTCGGTCCCGTCAAGCGGTGGGATGGTGGTCACCCTCGGCTCTATCTTCATGGCGTCACACCGCCGCCGGTTTCTTCGGCCAAGGGATGTCGCCGCTCAGGACCTGCCCGTCCGTGAGCTGCGCCGGGAGGTCCCGAAGGGCTTGCCTGTAGGCCGCCCACGCCTCCGGCACGGGCTCACCCCGCTCGTAGGCCCGGGCCACGATCCAGTCTGTCTCCGCCAGGCGGCGGTCCCGCTCGGCCCTAAAGGCCGCCCAGGCCTCTTTGATGCGGTCCTGTTGGGTTTTCACCTTTAACTTAGCCATCTATCACCTCTTCAGCGGGTTCAGGTTCCTCGCCGCCCTCGTACCAGCGCAGGAGAACCGCCTCCAGCGTTCCGTCCCCCAGGCACCGGGCGGAGACGAGCGGGGAGAACGGGAGCGCCTCGGGCTCTATCCCCACCACCTCGTCTCCGGGTTGAAGGACGGAGAGGTCATAGGTCTCCCGGCCCACCTCATTCTCGCCTCGGTAGAGGGTGGCAGTGAGCACGCGCCCCTGCCAGGTGTAGGTGATGCGGTGTCCGGGTTGGGCCACTTGAGCGGTGTACCGCACTCTAATCATCTCCACCTCCCTATGGCTATGTAGTAGGAAAAAATGCCGCTTCCGCTGGTTTGATAGACGGCCGTCACGTTGAAGCCGCTTGCGGAGGGGTTCCAGGGCACGATCGTTTTTAGCTGGGGTCCCCCGACATCGCCCCCCACGACTATGGATGGCTCGGAAGAGAAGGCGGCGGGGAAGGTGATTCCCCAAAAGTCTTTGAAATACACCGTGATGCCTCCGGCGGTCACAGTCCTCTCGGTGATGGCGGCCCATTGCGAGTCGGGTTGTTTGGCCCAGCAAATCTGCGTTCCATCTGCGAAACGGATATAGGAACCGTTGGAGTTGGAGCCGTAGGTGCCCCCGGCCCCGAACCACTGGCTCCAGTTGGGGGGGTCGCCCCAGGTTTGCCGGAAATATATCGCCCCATCGGTCACGTGGGGAATGTAAATCTGCTGGATTGTCAACTCGCTGGCTAGCACCAGTAGAATCCCATATTTGTATATCGCCGGGGGCGTGTTTGCGCTTCCGGTGCCGAATGCGCTGTCATACACCCGGTACACGCCGGCCGTGGTGATGGTATTCCAATCCACGGCGGTGTACAACGCCCCCCTGTTCAGATACGCGTCGGCGCTTGCGAGGGCCCCGATGGCGTTGAGGAGGGGCACCCCATTGGCCTGGCCGAGGGGTAACTTACCTACCCCGGTACCGCTGGCCAGTCCCCCGAGGAGCCAGTCTCCCGGGGAGGGCGTGATGGTGGGGGCGTTGCGGACGGGGGCCAGCTTATCGTAAGTGACTTCCCCCACCAGTATGGACTTCCATGTTGAGCCGTTGTGCATCCAAGGGGCGCCACCCCAGAGGACGACATCCCCCTCCTGGCCAGTGGAGGGGTCAGGGAGGGCGGTGACCCTCGGGAAGTTGGCTTTAATCCCTAAGTTGCGAGGCATGGCTATCCGATGACCACTACCCTAATAGAGTTGGCGGCCGGCGCCACACCGAACTTCAGCACCACGGAGTTCACGTTGGGGCGCTCCACGTCGCACATGACGTCATCGTAGTTGCCGGAGTTCTGGTAGACCCCAACGAACACGTCTCTGGTGCCGAAGCCGTGGGTTATGGTGAAGATGGTGGCGGTGCCGTCGCCAATGGTCATGACGTGCTTCCGGAGACGCCCGGCCCAGTTCGCCAACTTCAGCGGTGTGACGGCGGCGTTGTCGATAGTCCCGGCGTCGACCTCGGCCTGCGTCGCCACACGGATGGTACCGGCCGTGGTCTCGTTGGCCGGTGGAGCGGCGGTGCCGAAGGGGGCCCAGCTCACCGGGTCTGTGCCCAGGGTGAAGTTCACGCTTGTCTGGCGCCAGGTGGTGCCGGCGTTGGTGCCCTCGTCCACAGTCACCACGGCACTCTCGAGCTCGTAGGCCGCATCGGCGTCAACCGCCCTGGTCATCGGCGTGGTGGCGCCGTTGTAGACGTAGATGCCGTTTTCGGCGGCGTTGGTCTGGTCCTTCACCAAGACCCGGTCCCCAACGTTTAGGGCTACCCCGTCTATGGTGGCGCCGGGGGCGCTCAGGTTGATGTTGGCCGTGGTGGCGACCCTGACGCTATACTTCCACGCCAAGCCCTGCGCTAAGGTGTCAACGTAGATCTTGGTGGCGGCGTCCTGGGGGTCTACAGGGTTAGCCAAGTTCTTAACCCTAAGCGCGCCGCCAAAGTCTAAGTCGGTTCTCACCAGTTTGGCCATGTTTCACCCCCTACACGCACCTAGCGTAACCGGCTTGGGGAACCCCAAACCGAATCTTCAACTGATAGTCGCTGATGTGCACGATTTCCGCTTCCATCTCAACCCCTCCGACAGTATACACGCTGACCGTCGGCTTGTATCCAAGGCCGTGGTTCACAATCCACTCGCTCTGCGGTGTCGTTTGGTTGTGAACGTAAGCGCGGGTAGAGGAGGACTCAAGGGCGTCCACACGGCCCTTCAGGGCCTCCACGCTCGTTGAGGGCTCGCTGTCAAACGGGCGACCGATGATGGCCTCAACGAGGTGCCGAAGCCGCTCGGTGCGGTTGAGAATACGCTGGATTAGAGTGTTGAAGGCGCTGGCGGTTCCCGGCTCGTTGGCCAAAGGCCCCTCAAAGTCGGTCTCCCATTGATTTCGTGGCGTCAACGGCGCTGGCATCTCTCACCTCCTACGGATACACCCGAATCGGGTCACCGGCCCAAACCTTACCATCGTCCCAGTTGAACTGGTCCCAGACCATGATGTTCTCCCCCACGATGTAGTATACGGCGTTCAGGGTGACATCGCTCGGCGTGTGGCTGTTGACTGCGTCCAAGATGCCAGACCTCACCGCCGACAGCGGTCTGTTGGACCAGGTGTAGATGTCGACCACACTCGGGTTGATGTGGGCCACCGCCACACCAAGCCCGTAATCCTGTAGGGCGGTGACCAGGGCGCTCAGCGTGGATGGGGTCGGCGGCACCGCCGGTCGCTGGTCGGCCGTGAGGATGTAGATGGCCATGTACATTAGCCCGGTGAAGAGCTCCCTCAGCTTGAACCGGGCGTAGTAGTTCAGGTCGACCACCCTAAGGTACCTGGTCTCGTTCGTGAAAGTCCCTGCGAAGTGGGTGAAGGGGTCCTTTATGGCCTTCTGTGGCGCCAAGGCACGCATCTCCGGGACGGGCGCCGGGCTCGGTGCGGCGGGAGTGGTGGTCGGCGGGCGCCAGGTGGGTATCATCTCTTCCTCTTGACGTCCTTCACGTTGGCGTAGAGTGCCCTAAGTTGGGCCTCCGCCTTGGCCTTCGTGTCGTGCGTCCCCTTGACGTCTCCGGTCTTGGCGTTGACCACAAGGTACTTGGAACCCCGCTTGCGGATTTCGTAGGGCATAGCGCTCCTCCTAGCCCACATTTTACCACGGGGTGGGTGGGTTATAATAGCCTTGTATGCGAGCCGTCGGGAGGAAAATCATCGCCAAGTCGCTGGATAGGGATGCCGTTGAGACGGCGAGCGGGCTCATCCTGCCCCAGCTCGCCACCAAGGACGACTGGTTTGGTGAAGTGGTGGCCGTAGGGCCGGAGGTGAAGAGCGTCAAGCCCGGGGACATCATCGTCGCCCCGGCCTACACCGCCGTGGAGTTCACCTCCTTTGACCGGGGTGAGACCTACCGGGCGTATCACGAGGACAACGTCCTCGCCGTGTTCGACCGGGAGGAGATTTTGGGGGGGTAGCCTGTGTGAAGCGGTTTGACACGATACTCGCCTCGCTAAAGAATCAGGGCCTGTCCAAGGTGGGCTCCGTGGACGAGCTCCTTGACTGGCTGTTTCGTGAAGAAACACGCCTCAAGTGGTACGCCGACGGAGACTACGAGCGCATCGCCTCCGAGCTCGGGCTAGACGAGCGCATTGTCAGAATCATCCTTCGTTCGCACGCCTTCATGAGCGCCGCCTACTCCAGGCAGCTCACCCACCACTTCAACCTCGGTCGCCTGGCCGAGATTTACGAGGGCATAGTCCGGCAGCTCTCCGACCCCGACATTCCCCTCGGGGCCAAGCGGAGCATGCTTGAGTTCCTTACCCGCCAAATGGGGCTTGAGAAACCCCGCAAGCTCAGCGTCAAGCAACAGAGCGAGATCGTGGTCAGGGTGGAGCCGATAAAGCCGGTAGAAGTGATGGAGGTCCTAGGTGTACCTGTGGAGCAAACTGCCCTCCCTGCGCCCGTACAGACCCCGGCCATCCAAGACGTTGTCCCCGGAGATTATGTTGAGCTTCTCGCTGAAGCTGATGGCGATGCCGGTCCATGACGAAGAGGAAATAGAGGAGGTCCGCCGTGAGTGGAATCGCCGAGTTGCGCCTAAACCCACCAAGAGGTCCCGTAAGGGCGAAGTATGAGCTCTTCCGCTGGCTCGGTGAACCCGGCTGGCCACGCAAGTACCAAGAGATATGGTCCATCGGGGACGTGGGCACGGGCAAGACCTCGGCTCTCATAGACTCCATCTTCTACTCCGCCCACTTCTACCCGGGTAGCCGCGTGGCCGTCATGCGCTCCACCCTCGTTGAGCTCCAGTCCTCCCTCATCCCCGACTTACAGCGCCGCCTGGCCCCGCTCTTTGAGAACGGATACATGGACTATGTCCGGGACCTCAATATCATCCGTGTCGCCAACGGCTCGGAAATACATCTCTTTGGCCTGGACACCGCCGACAACAAGCTCTGGGGCCAGCAGTGGTTCCGGGCCTTCATTGACCAGGGCGAGCGGGTAAAGCCCCAGCTCCTTGACCTCCTTCACACCCGCATCCGCCTGCAGGTCCGCCACAAGGACACGAAGGAGCTCGGTAGCTCGCACATCAAGATAACCGCCAACTGGGACAGGGGAAGAGACTGGGTATACAAGCGCGTCGTTGAGGGTGCCGACCAGCTGGACAAGAAGGGCGACCTGGTGGAGAAGGAGCTCGGCGGCGAGGTGGCCGGCAAGAAGCTCACCTCGCACCTGCTGGCCATATTCAGCTACACGGAGGAGAACGAAGAGCTGACGGAAGACTACTTCCGCCACCTCATCCTGGCCGGCAAAATCGGCAAGCGGGCCGTCAGGGGCGGTTATGAGCGGGGTAACGAAGAGGGTCTGGTGTTTTGGGAGTACTCGCACGAAAATGTTACCGACATCACACCCGACGTGAGCGGCCGGGCGGTCTACGTGGGTATTGACCACGGCCTGAACCACCCCACCGTCGCCATCTTCCTCGTGCGGGACCGGGGGCGCCTGATAGGCGTTCACGAGTACATTCGCCGTGGCGCCTCCGTCCAGGAAAACGCCGAGGCCATCGCCGACATCATGGCCCACCTCTACAACCAAGGCGCGCGCCACTTCCTCGTCTACGCCGACCGCTCCATGTGGGCCAGACAGGCCATCAGCGCCTCCTTGAGCACCATCGCCTCCGAGTACGAGCGGGTATTCTACCGCATGCGCCTACCCGTCTACTTCTCTCCCGCCAACACCGCCGGCGGTAAGGACTCGGTAGAGTACGGCATCAGCGTCATGAAGCAGCTCATCCTGAAGCGTGAGCTTCTGGTCAACCCAAAGCTGACGCCGAATCTGGACGAGATGCTAACCGAGATAACCTACGAGGACGTTGAAAAGGACGCCCTCATCAAGACCGATGTCTTCGACGCCCTGCGCTACGCCCTCATTAATGCTAGACTAGATGATGATGACGACTGGGGCGATGGGGGACCGGCCACCGCTTTTCATGTGCCAGACCTGTTGAGGAGGGTATATGATTGAGACCGAGCTTGACAATCTCGCCCAAGGGTTCCCCGAGGAACCCTCGCCCGCCGAGGAAGAGCTCATCGGGACGCTCCGCGCCTTGTACCTCCAGGCTCAAGCGTGGAAGGCGGACAAGGCCGAGAAGTTCGCCCTCTGGCGTGACCTCTTTGATATGGCACCGCCGCCGTCTCCCAACCCCAAGGTGCCCACGGTGGCCACCCCGGTCGTGCGGCAAAAGGCTGACGGCATCCGGGCCCACATCAAGGTCAGCCTGGACCGCTCGCCGTTCTTCACCCTCCGCCCGTTGACCCGAGAGGCGGCCGACGCTGCGCCGGCTTTTGAGTCCATCATGCAGAGGGAGCTTGAATCCACGGGCTCCCTGAGGGAGATAGAGCGGGCCATAGACGACGCCGTGATCTACGGGACCGGCGTCCTCATGATGACCGTTGACTACCGGGACGGGGTGCCGCTCATCGGGCTCAAGTCGGTCCCCATCATGAAGGTCTACGCCTGGCCGAACAGGGCCGAACCGAGCAAGCTCGCCTGGTTCCGGGTCTTCCACTCTCCGTGGTGGGAGATGGAGCGCCTGGCCAGGGAGGGCTACTACCGCCCCGAGGCCGTTGAGAAGCTGAAGACCGTCGGGGGCTTCGCCACCGACCACGCCACCCCGAGCGATGCCGAGTCCGGGGGCAACGCGGGCGTCAAAGACGAGCTCGCCTGGCACACCCTGGTGGAGGGGTGGTTGGTGGACAACGGCGCCCTCACCAAGGTCATCTTCCACCCGTTCGCTAACGTGGCGCTTCGTGTGGAGCGGGACCCCTTTGGCGGCATCATGGACCGCCCGCCATTCTTCCCCATCTACATTGACCCCGACCCCTACGAGATTTGGGGCCACGGCATCGCCGAGGTGGTGGCCCAGTACCAGCTCGTGGCCGATGTGGCCCTGAACGCCGAGGTGGCGACCACCCAGTACAAGGCCTACCCGCCGGTCCTGGTGCGGGCTAACTCTCAGCTTCACCGGGCAATCCAGCGTGGGCAGACCATCATGCCGGGCCAGGTCTTGCCCTATGACGGGGCCGATCCCGATGAGGCCCTACGTGTCCTCCAGTACTCGGTCAACCCGTTCAACGTCCAAATGCTCCAAATGATGAACCAACTGACCGAGGACGCCACGGTGAGCGACTTCATCGTGCCCGGGCAGCCCATGGGCGGGCGCAAGACGGCCACGGAGGTCAACATCACCGCCACCATCGGCCAGCTGAAGCTCCAGAACTACTTGCGCCATATCATGCACGGGTTGGAAGACTTGGCCACCTATTACTGGAAGGCCATCGTGGGCCTGAAGATAAAGAACGCCGCCATGCCCGGGCTGCCCAGGGGCGTGTACAGGACCTACGCCCACAGCGGCGGCAAAGACAAGGTGTACGTGGCGGCCCGAACCGTTCGGCTCACCATTCCGGTTGACGGCGCCCTATACGAGATATACATTCCCGGCGCCGAGCGGGACGACATAGAGTGGAAGCTCACGGGCAACACCACGGTCGCCGAGCGGGAAATGCGCGTCCAGAGGCTGATGACGCTACTCAACCCGGCCATGATTCAGCTGCTTCAGATAGCCCGCCAGGACGCCGGCGTGTACCACCTGATGAGGCGCTTTCTTGAAGCCCTCGGGATGGGGTACGACGCAACGACCATCTTGGGGCCCGAACCGAAGCCGGATAGCCCGGGCATGGCGGTGATCGGGGGGCTGCTCCAGGGCATGGCCCAAGCGGGAGGTGGAGGTGAACAAAACTCTAAGTGAAGTCCTGGAGACGCTCAGCAAGGCCCACCTGAAGGCGCTCTACAAGGCGCTGGCGGACGTTGAAGAGGCCGAGATGGTGGGCGTGCTCAGCGCAAACGACAACGTTGTGGTACACTATAGGCGTGGTAGAGCTAGCGCCGTTCGTGAACTCAGGGCGCTGGTCCGCGCCACGCTAGAGTCTAGGGAGGTGGATGAATGACGGAAAACATCCCTGAGGTCGATTTCCCCGAGCTTGACTTTGGGGACCCTGAACCCCAGCCCGCACCGGCTACGGCGGCGGCTCCGGAACCGACTCCGGTTTCCCCTCAGCCGGCTCCGCCCGCACCAACGCCGGCTACCCCTCCGGCCATCTTCGGCCCGGCCACGGCCAGGGTGCAGGGAGAGCTTGAGGCGGTGAAGGCCAGGTACGCTTCCCTTGCGCAGCAGCGTAAGGCCCTTGAGGAGTCTGGGCTCACCGTGCCGCTTGAGTTGCAGGAAGAGTTGAACCGCCTGCTCGTCCGGCAAGAAGCCCTTTCCATCGCTTTGAACGACGCCAAGCGCTCCGACGCCCTGGCCCGTGTCCCCGCCCTGGTGCAACAGGGTCTGGCCACCCTACCCCCGAACTGGGCCAAGGCGGTGCGCCCCTACTACGAGCAGGTACTTCAGAACGCCGTGGGGGCCAATCCCGACGTGGTCAACGACCAGGTCACCCTCGGGTACCTTCTCAACTTGGCCATCGGGGCCGCTCAGCGGGACGCCCTCGCCAAGCGGGCGGCTCAGGCCCAGCCCCAATCCACCCAGGGCGCCTACTCCACGCCACCGGCGCCGAAGCCGGAGGCCACCGCCATGCCGGAGGAGGCGCGTCGGTTCGGCGTCTCCGACGAGACCTGGAGGCGCTTGAGCTCTCAAAAGCCGAACCAGGACGGCTACTATGACCTAGATTGGTAGGAGGTGAAGTGTGGAAGAGCTGCGTAACGAGGTCATCTACGACACCCCGAACGAGCCACCCCGTGAGGTGGAGGTTGAGGCGCCCCCGCCCAAGTTCACCCGCAAGGGCGGGACGGCCTTCAGGGGCAACACTCGTGGCCGGCTAAGCCTGTACGAGCCCCTGTATGTGCCGGGTGGCGTGTCCATCCGCTTCACCCTCGCCCCTCATAGCCTGGACGGGCAAAAGGACTTCACCGAGGCCAAGATGAACGGGTGGGAGCCTTGCGTTCCCGAGCAGGTCACGAACGACTACGAGACCGCCGTCAAGGAGAACATCATCGCCCTCAGCGTCTACGATACTAGCCCTGAAGGCTATGTGCAGGTAGGCCCCCACATCCTCATGTGGAAGCCCAAGTCCGAGGCGACCCAGGAGTACCTGGAAGCCGTGCGTAGGGCCCTCAACTACCCCACTCCCGAGGGGGTACGGGTCTTTGAAAACCGCGATGAGGAGGCCGAAGCTGAGGTTGTGGGTACTCGTAAACGTGGCAAAAAGGAGGGTGTGCTATAATCTTGGCTGGAGGTGATGTTGTATGCCAACCTACCTTTTGAAGCCAGCCGAGCTGATTGATGAGCCTCCCGACGGGACCGCCTTTGCCCAGCGCGTTCCCGCTCCCGCCACGGCCGACTTCCGGCTCGGCGAGATCGTCAAGATAGCGTCCGGCAGCGCTGCCAAGCTGGCTGGTACCGAGACCACCGGCTTCTACTTGGTGGTCAAGGACAACAGCCCGGGGTATCTGCCCGAGGGTAGCTTCGTGGACAACCCCGACGGGAGCTGGTTCGCCAAGCGGCCCGGCTTCATTGACGTCGTCCCCGTCTCCGGTAAGCGCCTCATCATGAGCGCCAAGGGCACGCTGGCCGCTACCCACATCGGCGCCCAGAAGCCCATCGCCACCACGGCCGACGGCTACACCGTCGTGGACCTCAACAGCACCAGCACTACCACCCCCGCCAAGATCCTGCAGGTGGTGGAAGGGCGGGTCGGCGATACCAACGCCAGGGTGCTCGTTGAGCTAGCGTGAGGAGGTGAACCATGCCCGCTTTGACCTTAGCCGAACAGACCGCACTTAGGGGAATCCTCAGGGACGCCCAACAGCGCTGGGCGCGCGTCGGCCTCCGTCCCTACCAGTTCGGAGCCGAGGGCGCCGACCTGAAGTTTAACGGGTCCATCCTTGAGATGGCCATGATGCCCGGGCTCATCTCCGTGCCCGAGGTCAGCGACCCCAACTCCCCCACGCCCGTTATGCAGGGCCCCCGCCCCCAGGTCGTGCGCTACCGGCGCCGCACTTGGCGCGCCGGCGTGCGCTACCTGGACGAACTTGAGCTTGACGACCGCATCGGCTACTACCGCCGCCTGGTGAGGGGACTCTCCGATGCCCTGGAGTACTCCCTGGAGCTTCTCTACCATGAGCCCTTTATCCGGGCCCTGGACGCCACCTACATCGGAGGTTGGGACCGGAAGCCCTTGCTGGATGACGCCCACCTCCTTCTCGGTGGGGGCACCTACGACAACAAGCGCGCTTTCGTGGCCCCCACGGACACCGTCATAGAGGACATCCAGCTCTACTTTGACACCACGCCCGACCCCTATGGACGTCCCGTCCCGGTGTCCCGTATCATGCTCTTTACCTCTCAAAAGCTCTTCTACAAGTTCAAGCAGCTTCTCCAGGCCCGGACGGCTATCACCAGCCCCCTCGGCGGCGCCAACGCCAACCCCAACATCCCCAGCGTTGTGGAGACCGAGAGGTTTACCCTCGTTGGTAGCCCGTACCTCAACCAGATCAACGGCGGCGACGTATACTTCGCCCTCGGCGCCGGGCACAACCTCTTCCTCGCCAAGGCCTTCTCTCGCGAGAGGATGTTCAAGAAGAACAACCCGCCCTCCACTCAGCACGAGGTCTGGTGGAGCGGTAACGTCGGGTGGTTTGACGCCACCCAGGTCCTCGGGTACGTGGGCGTCTAAGACCGGCCGGACGAAGGCGGCCTGGGCAAACCCCAGGCCGTCGTGTATTATAGGGATGGTATGACGCTCGGACAGATGCGGCAAGAGCTGGCGAGGTATCTGGGGCTGGACAGCACGACCTCAGACGGCCTCATAGCGTTTTGGGATGCGCAACTCCTCAACGACGCCCTGCGTATGATTGAAGTCGAGCTGAACGTCCCGAGGCTTTGGGTCCTGGTAGATAGAGCGACGCTGGAAAGTAACCCGGAGGTGACGCTCACCAACGGCGACTCGGTCTTGCAAGTGGTGGTATCGCCGGACCAGATTCTGCCGCTTATAAGCGAGGAGGACTGGGCGCCCTCGGACACGGGCAGGCCCCTCGTGGCCCGCCACGGCTATGGGGCCATCGTGAAGCGTGACCCGCTAAAGGTCCTCTTCGTAAAGCCCGATGACCACGAGTGGCCGGAGTATGCCCGAATCGTGTACCGGCCGAAGCACACGCCCCTTGTGAACGAGACCGACGAGCCGTGGGGCGGCGCCCACTCCCGCTACCATTCTCTCATCCCCCTTCGGGCCGCCCGGCAAGCCCTGGCCAACCTTGACCCCTCTGAGGACGACACCAAGCTGAGGTTGCAGAACGTCATAGCGGAATACACCGCCTTGAAGGAGCGGTTCGCCGAAGAGCTTGACTCCGGCATCACCCTCACGAATAACCCCTTTGGGGTCGGCGTCTACTATAGGAGGGCGAGATGGACCTGAACAAGATGGGCATTGACCCCCGCGAGGCTCTGGCCGTCGGCGCCCTGGCCAGTGACCTCCTCAGACCCAAGAGGGTTGACGACCTGGAGGCCTTTCTTGCCAGGTACCCGCACGTCACTCAGTACATTGAGCAATATTTGGGATTCGGCTACGCATCTATACCACCCGAAGTCGTGAGTGGGCTTGGCGCCGCCGCTCAGGTAGTTGACGCCCAGGCGCCAGGCGCCCAAGTCCCCGAGGAGCTGTTGACTTCCTTCACGGAGGTGACCAATGCGGAAGGCGCTGTTGAACCTAAGCCGGGGCCTGACGCTGGATTACCACGACCTTGACGCCCCCTTCGTCATCCGGCGCCTCCCCCTTTGGCCGAAGCCGGGTGAGGGGTGGGCGCCACACCCCGGCATCGTGCCCCACGGCTCGAGCGCCCTCGGGTACGAGCCCGGCACCGAGTTTATACACTCCGACTCATCGGGCCTCGTAGTGGCCATGAAAGGCGATGTGCTGGCCGTCATGGACCTCTCGCAGGGCGAGGTGGCCAAAGGGACGACAGACTTTGCCGGCCACGAGCCCGTCGGAGTGGTACTGCCTCGCACGGGATGGTACCGGAGCCGCGAAAAGTACATCTTCCCCGGGGCACCGAACTCGACCGGCATCAACCTCCGCCCGCTCAAGGTGATACCCGGCAACCTTGACGCCGGTAGCTACCGCATTTGGGCGCTGACCTACGAGCGGCTACCGACCGGCCTGCTTTTCCTCTGGTACTCGGTCCTCACCGCCACCCTCGGCGCCAACGGCGGTCTGGAGATAAAGCTGGCCGAGAAGCCGGGGCAGAGGGTCGTCCGGCTCTACGCCCAGAGGCTCTTGGGTAGCTGGACGCCCCTGACCTACCTCGGCGAGCTAATCGGGGACGAAGACGTCTTCACCTACACCTCTCACCTGCAGGAGGGGGCGGCGGAACAGATAGCCGTTGCGTCCGCGGTGGGTAAACACGCCGCTTACTACAACGGGCGCTACTTCTACCAGGCCGACAAGCTCACCGTCCTCGGGAGGGCGACGCAAGGGCAGACAGGCGGCGAGCCGCCGGGTGTCCGTCCCACGTCCGGCTTCTTCCTCACCTACCAGGACGGCCTGCTCATCAGCGAGGTCGTGGAGAACGCCTCGCCGCTCAAGTTCGCCCCCTTTGGCGATTGGGACGCTGGCGTGGAGACCGAGCAGGGCCTATTCGTGGCCGTGCGGGTTGACAGCGAGACCCACATCTACCACACGCCGTCCGGCCGTGGATACAACGCTTGGTCCCTCGTCTACAAGCTCAACACGCCCGTCCAAATGCGCTGGGCGGCCGCATCTCCTAGCCGGGTGGTCTTTGTCGCCGACGGGACGGCCCTCGTGGGCAACCTGTCCAACTACCGGTCTTCGGCCGGGTGGCGACAGGTCACCCTACCCCTTTCCACGCCGATAAAGAGGCTCATGTGGACTTCGGGCGGTCAGTTCGCCGCCATCGTGGACGGGGCGCTGCTTCTCGGCGGCGCCGACGGGACCAGCTGGGAGGCCAAAGCGCCGCCATCCACCGGAGACTTCGCCACCTTCACAGAGTGGAAGGACTTCGCCTACGCCAACAGGCCGGGCAAGTTCTTCATCCTCGCGGCACAACCGCTTGGTGGTGGCGAGTTCAACCTTCGCACTTTCACATTCAACGGAAACACGTGGACATCGCATGATTGGCCAAAAGCCCTCAACCTAAACGGCGCCGTCTATAGGCGACTCGCAACCATCTGGTCCGATGGGGACAACATAATAGGGTTTGGCCTTGGGGTGAAGGGACAGGTCTATTGGGACGCGTGTTTTCCCTACGCGTATGAGGCGCCCGAAACGGATTGGTTTGGCTTCTTCAGGGCCGACCAGTTTCCCCCGGATTGCAGCGGCATAGGCTTCCTTGGGGAGGTCAAAATCCAACCACCGGCGCGCCTGTGGTCCATCAACAACGCCGACGACTACGGCACGCTTCACAAGTCGGACACCGGCTTGGGCGGGGCCTTCGTGAAGGGCGGCCAGTTCCGCCGCTGGCAAATCCGGTACGATGCCCCCACGGGGCGCATCGAGGTTGACGGCCCGACCCCGGCCCGCGCAATCAAGGGCGTACCGATTCGGCTCCGTAGCAACATATGGCACGCCAACTACCCGGAGCGCAACTACAAGTACACCGGAGGCGACTTTGGTGATGTGCCCGGCTTCGCTTCCGTCAACCACGGCGACATCGCCTACGCCAACGCGCCGGCCCTTGTGCGCCTAGGAGAAAACTTGGCCGCTCAAAGGTTCAACATCGAGGGCGTGCCGTTTAGCCTAATAGGACCGCTCGGTGTTGCCAACGAAAACGGCAACACGGCGGTCCTCTTCAGGTGCTACCCGACCACGTTGGACCCACAAAGAGAAGTCCTCCTTGTCGGGCGACCGCCCTCCTTTGCGCAGGTCAACTTAGACACGCTTCCGGCTGGCACGCCGGCGAAGTACGCGCTCAACGGCATCCGCACCGACGGGACCAAGGTCTACT